CTCCAATAGATGCATTTGTTGCGGTAAAATTTGTTATAGTTCCAATACCGGAACCAAGAGTGGATGATGTTACAAGACCACTTACTTTCACACCTCCAGCAACATCCAATTTAACTGTGGGAGCGGAAGAACCAATTCCCACCAGTCCGTTCGCATTTACAACGAAGTTATCATTATCAACCTGTACACCATTCCTAAAATTAAATGACTTTCTAATATTTGCCATTATTATAAGCTTTAGAGTTATTTATCGGATAATTTTTGCTCAAGTGTCTCAATCTTATCAGAGAGTTCTTTAATTGCCTCTACAAGAAGAGGAACAAGTTTTTCATAACGGACTGCTTTGTATCCATTATCTCTCGTTGTAACCAATCCTGGGAGTCCAAGTGTCTCAATTTCTTGTGCAATAACACCAGTATCACTTCCTTCATTATTAGTATTCTCGTTCCAGTCAAATGTGTATCCACCAAGTGAAAGAACCTTTGCAAGAGGATCATCAATGGCAGTTACGTTATCTTTTAATCTTTCGTCAGATGAGAAAAATGCCGTAATGTCACCACTTACCTGAAGTTCTCCAGATATCGTAGCTCCTGTCCCAACTGCAAAAACTCTAGGATTGTTACTAGAATCGAACAGTGTTGATATGCCAGTTAAATTAGAAGCATCACCAAAAATGTTATCGGCATATACATTTGAGAATCTTATAGAATTTGATCCTATATCAGAATTGCTATCAGAACTGGGAAGTATGTTGCCAGTAACAACAATATCACCACCGACATTCAAGGTTTTACCAATACCAACACCACCAACTACGACAAGTGCTCCCGAAGTTGCTCCGGTAGAATCAGTTTCATTGGAAATTTTAACAGTATTTGTTGCCTTTATCTTTTCGTTAAATGTAACGGGACCATCAAACTGAGAAAGAACTTGATTCGAAGATCCACCTTCTACAACCAGTCTTTCTTTGATTGTAACTTCATCAAATACGGCACTTAATCTTGCTGGATCTTCACCAGTAACAGTTGGAACTGGAATATCAAAGTTAGTTTCTTCACCAGTCGCAGAAGATTTCTTCTGATTACCAATGAAGAAGTCACCCTTATTGTTCATACCGGTATAAACAACAAGTCCTGAGGATCTTTCCTGTGCCTGTGATAAAAACTCTTCTCTTTCTGTTAGAGTTCTATCCTGAACCTGTGGAAGTGCAGTAGAATAGTTACCAGGACCATATCCAAGATATTCAAATGTATGTCCAGAAGCACGAATAATAGATGGTCTGTGGAATTCAATCGCAGGAATTTTGATTTTTTTAATTATAGAATTTACTGGATGGGATTCTTGTCTGGTCGCAAGTGCTCCACGAATTACTGTAATTTCATCTGTAGGTGATCCACTGAGAGAATCACTACTGATTCTCATAATTTCATTATCAACCTGAACATAAGTTCCGAGTGGGAATCTGTCCATCACTCCACCTTGAGCACCACTTACAGAGAACGATGTCGCTGTAGTTGAAATACCTGAGGATTCTGTAACAGTCAATATTTCACCATCAAAGATGGTAATTCCTCTTGCTTGAAGATTTTCATTGGTCTTATCAGAAACACCTTCATTAGAAGATAATCCATGTTTCAGAATGAATCCTGATGCTGTTCCAATACCACCAGTTACTTCAAATACATTAGGTAATGTGGATACACCGACAATAAAATCTCCTACATTATTATTACTACTATCAATTACTCTAAACTTATTACCAACTGCCAATCCATGACCTGTTGCAGTAACAACATCTCCGGTAGCAGAGAATGAAATAGAAGGTGCCGTGACAAGTGCATAATGATCGGAAGTAATAACTGGATCTCCAGTTGTTCTTGCGATAGAAATTCGATTTCTTGCAGGAACTCCAGTAATACGATGATATGTGTCCGAAACTGTTCCTACACCAGTAAATTGAACTACTTGTCCTGTTACAGAAGAAATTCCGGTAGAGGCAACGGTAAAGATAGTGCTATTTCCTGCACCAATAACACGATTATCTAGAAAATAATTTCCTGCATCATAATCAGAACCATTGTTTATAATTTTTACGGAAGATATATTTCCTCCAGCAGCCACAACAACCTTAGCAGTTGCACCTCTCCAAGCACTATCGAACGCTACACCAGACGAAACTGCATTTGGTTCTGTAGATATTTTTACATTATGATAAGTTCCGGGAGTAAATCCTGATGTGGAAGTATTTGGTAAACCACTAACAATACCAGCAAATCCATGATTCTGAGCAAACTGAATCGTAGGAGTAGTTGATGTTGGATTTATGACTGAATCTACATCAAGACCAATTCCTAATTTTGTTAATAGTTTGTCAGTGGTTTCTCTAGTAATACTCTTTTTAAGATCATCTGTTTGAACTTCTCCAATTGGGGACCTTAGTGCAAAAGTTTTTGCAGATCTAGGATTATCATTAATATTATCTCTATCAAGTTGAGGATATAGATCGGTTACATTCTGACTATACTTCAGATTTGTAAATTCTTCTGAAATAGAATTGTTTGAATTTAGTGCATATATGTGATAAACACCATTTTGATTATCATCATACTCAGAAATAACTTCATTTCTATAAACATAGATATTTTCTTGTAAATTATTTCTTTCAAATCTTGGAAGTGCCGTAGTTCTATTGTTTACGTTATTTGTAAATGATGCTCCTGGTGTTCTTGATGTTGTATATGTAAATGTCAGATCATCAGAAACAGTAACATCAAATGTTCCGTTGTACCCTTTATCAATCAGTCCAGTAGTATTTGTGGAGTCTGTGACGTTCTTAACAATAACAGAATCTCCCGTTTGTAAGTTATGAGGAAGTTCTGCAACAACAGTAACTGTTGATGATGAGAATGAACAAGTGCTGATAAATCTTGGGTTACGATTAAAATCATAATCCGAAGTAGTAATACCGGAAGCAGATGCATCACCATCAGTTCTTATTCCAGTAGAACTAGATTCTTGAATAACAAATCCAGGTTCTGGTGTTTTTCCGTTTGAAAGTTGACTTGGAATAACAACTCTAAGTTTGTAAATTTTTTCATCAAGACTTCTGTTATCGGATATTCTTTTGATCGTGGTTGGTTCTGATGCACCAGATCCAGTTAATTCTGATGTAATTGTATTTCCACTTGCCAGAACACTGATATACCACTGATTTCCATCATATTGAACTGGGTGTCCTACATCTCCGGCAACCTTATCAGAAACTCTCGTGATAACTTTAAGATTTGTTCCTTTAGATACCGTGATTGCTTCACCTGCACCCGATTCAGATAATGATGATGCCAGTTTGAACTTAGTGGTAGAATTTGATGGATTAATTACAAAATAAACTGTATTTGTTTTAAGATTTTCAGGTAAATCTCCATCATCACTAATGATAACAACTTTTTCATTATCCTTTAAATCATGAGTGCCACTGGTAACTGTGAATTCATTCGAACTAGGTGCACCAACAGAGTATTCTTTAAATGAAGATGCACCATTCTCCATCACTATGCTTGCAGATTTTTCAACACCTCCAACTGTTAAAAACAATTTATCACTGACTTTTGCACCAACACGATAACCTTGTGTTAAAGTTGGTGGTTTTATATCTTTATTATTAAATCCAAATAAGTATAATTTAGTGGTAGTATTTGAAGCACCTTGATCAAGTGTCAACCAATCTATACTTTCTTCTGTAGATTCGATTGATCTTGGAGGAATAACGTGTGTAATAAATGCCTTATTGTCCTTATCAAATGCCTCTTTCTTAAATCCATCAGCAACTAGGGACAATTGTCCAAAGTTAGAGTTTGAGTTCGTTACAGAGGCATCACCACCACTTTCAGATGCAAAGTGTTGATTATATCCGATAGCAAAAACCGAAACAATCTGAACAATTGCATCATTTGACATCTTAATGTGCGTTTGTTCCCACCCTTGACGATAAACTGCCTCAGAATCTAAATGATAAACTGATGATTCCGAAGTAGATGAAGAATTTCTGGATAACTCAGATCCCTCTTGTGGTTCTTGTGAGTAAAAATCATTCTTATATGTTCTACTTGATGGGTCATACTTTACAAATGCCCTATCATCTTTTTGAAGGGACACTCCCGTAAACTGAGCAACAACCATTGAACGGAATCCAGTTGCCTTACTTCCATCCGCGTGCATTCCTGCCATTCCCCATACAGAACGCATGGAGATATTGAAGATATAAGGAGAGGCACCTGTTACAGTATCAGTCTCGATTGTAACCGTTCCTTGACTTGTAAATGGTCCTGCGTTTACAAATGTAACATCTCCTGTTAATCTATAGAAGAAAATTTTATCATTATCATTATCAATTGCTGAAACTTTTGTAGAAATATTATAGACATTATCTCCTGTTACACCTTTAATTTTGATTGGTGTTCCTACATTTAATCCATGTGCTTTTTGTGTTGTGACAGTTACTAGACTAGTAGGAGTAGGAGGTTCTCCTGCTTTAATTGATGAGATTACAATGGGATCTGCAGCAAATGCACCAACGATTTCAAATTCAGGTCTCCTTGGAGAGAATCCTAATTCATTTCCTAGGGCTTCCGATTGAAATACATCATCACTATCAATAGGTCTATTAGAACTTGATGTATAAGCATTAGAGAGTTTTGCGTAATACATCTGAAGGTCTGTAAGACCTTTACTACCAACTTCATTAACACCATCAGCATATTCAAATACCGTAAGTTTATGGTGAGAGAAAGTTGGTGTTGCTTTTGAATCAAAATTGGTTGATTGTGTATAAACAGTTCCAAATTCATCTCCATCAAAGATAGAGAACTGCCAGAAATAACATGCTCCAGTAATTCTAAAGAGAGCAGAACTTGCTACAGAATCATCAGTTGGATTGGGAATGTAAAGTGGGCGCAGTTTGGTCTTTCTTAAATCAAGACCGACAATTGAGGTTCCACGAGGAACAATTACACCACCATTTACACTATTAAACTTGTAAAGATCATTATCCTTTTGAGTTAAATCAAAAACAGAATTCAATGTCAGAGGAAGAGATCTGATTGGAGAGGAATCTGCAGTAGTTACTGTTCCGGCACTATCAATAGAATAACCAGGTCTATTATCAATGACGTGCTCACCAGGCATCAAGAGAATTGTGGTCTTCTCAGTTTCGTCGTTACTATTTCCCTTTACATATGAGAATCTCGCAGATTCAATTAGTGCTCT